ATAAAAATCTGTAAGTGTGTATGAAATTGGTTGTGCGTCTGCGCCCGATGTTGTGCTGTTTAGCAAAGAAATGGTGTGCGTAAACGGTGCGCTTGCTCCTGTTGTTGTAACAGAACCCATAACTCCAGCAATTGCGTACCCAATTGTGTCAATAAATACTGCTCCACCGTAATCAAAAGTAGAACGGGTGCGACCAGGAATATAGTTGTAATTTAAAACATTAGAACCGCGTAATCCTTGGTCATAGAGCGGGTCAATAATGTCTTGTGGTTTTAGTGCGTCTTTAGCGACTGGGATAAAATCCGTTGCCGCCACTGCCGTACCTTTGGTTGCTTCTTTAGCAATACCGAGGTAAGAGCGTACTGATGCTTGTAATGCCATTTATTCACTCTCCTGCTTTCATGTCTGACGCGGCAGACGGTTTGATTGTTGATGGGGTTGGTGCTGGTTTTGCCGCGCCACCTGCTATGAAATCAGGGTGGCTGAAACCTTCAGGCGCTTCAACAGTGTCACCTGGTTTAACGATTCCAAGCGCGGGAAACACGCGTTCTTCTGTTCCTTTATATGTCAGTTTCATTCATGCTCCTATGCTTGAATCATCTCTGTTACCTCAAATTCTAACTCAGCGAAGATGTCTGTAGCGCCTTCTTTGGATGTTGCGGGTTCACCGTAACGACCAATAATAACGGGTTCAGCACCTTGCCAAACTAAAACTCCCGTAGAATCACCAAAATTATGATTACTGCGTAACCGTTCTTTGATGTTGTCTATGAGAATGTCAAAATCAGCCATTGCATCTTGTGACTCTGAGTGCAATGAGTGAACATATAGTTGAAGTATTACGGTGTAATCTACGCGCTTCCAACCGTTTGTTGCGCCTCCTATTGCTAGGCGGTTCTCTCTTTCTTGTGCAATAAAAACTACGCACGCTGAACGAGTCATTTGACCCGGTTGTGCGTTAATTTGAAAATTAATACGCTTAGGAAAAGATACAAAAACCTGATTGAGGTTCTGTATTGGGGGATTGCTTATGAACTGTGCCAGCGTATCCCGTACGCCAACGCGCCCTCCCATTAACGCATCCTGCGATATAGATTGACCATATCAAGCGCCAAAGCAATTTCTCCTGCATAGCGTTGATTGTTGCCAATATTGACTGTTGGCTGTGTAGTTAAATTCATGGTCATAGAAGCATCGCCACGCTGTTTTACGAAAGCGCTGGTCATGAGAATTGTGGCTTGCTTTATTGCAAATGGCATGTTGCTAAAGCCTGCGCCCGTGTGTGCAAATGCTAGAGGAGCGGTTAATGGAATGGTTGTTGAACCATAAACATAACTATTATCAACTGTTACAGATTCCGAAAAAGCACCATCAATAATTCTGTAAGTTTCGCTTGGCAAAATTCCTGATACATTTGCCACTGTTAATGTAGAAGCGTTTAAAGACCCTGTGCAAGTTGTGTTTACATAACCTGCAATATATGTGTACTTAGTAAATAACCGTATGCGTGGTCCATAAGAACCAAAAGCAAGCGGTCCTGAACTTGTATAAGTAGTATTAATTTGGCTTAATGGAATAACTATTTGTTGTGATTCAAACCAGCATTGCGAAGGGTCATTCAAAGTTTGTAAGTTATTCGGGCTACTGCCGTACTGAAAAGCAGATAAAGAAATAATAGGATTTTTAATAGGGTGTAAGTAAATAAAACCATCGCCACTCATGCGCACGCGCTGTGTTTCGATTACAGGACCAGCATGTAAATCTTGGTTTAAGTACCCGTTTAAATATGAAGTAGCGCGCAAAATAACGCGAGCAAGTTCTGCATCTTGTGCATTTTGATTACCGCCTACAACTAAATTATCGTAATCAAGGGATGTTGGGGCATTTTTAAATTCGGCTACCGTGATATAAGGTTGCTCGTTAAAACCTGTTTGTGCCGTTACGCCCACTGTCATTGCTATTCCCCATCTCGCGGTGTGTCAGTTGCTTCATGCCCACAACGCCCACATTTGCGGAACCAACCAACAAAACCACATTGTACGCAATTAAATCCTCTTTGTTTGTCGCCTTGAGCATAAGGATTTAGTGATGCTTCAAAATATCCCTCACGCTTGAGTGCCTCAGCATGTCTTTTATTTTCAACATTATAAAGACCGCCTTTATCCGTACTGTAAGTTTTATTGCCAATTACAGTTTCTTTTACGCCTTTATCCGGTGCTACAAATCTGCCCATAATCTGCCTCCTTAGAAAGAGAGAGCGCGACTTTTCAAATATGCCGCGCCCTCTCCAACTTATTTACTTGTTATGCAGGAATGATTCCTGAAACTACGCCGTTCCAAGCAGGAGCGGTGCAGAAGAAGGTTCCACGGAAGTATGTGGAGAAGTCGTATGAGAACTGTACGACTGGCCACTGAATTCCCATGTAATCCTGAACCATAAAGTTTGCCCAAACATCTGATACCTCAGTATCAGGAATTGGCAAAGTGAAAGAAAGAACAGGCGAAACACCCTGGTTTAGCCATGGGTGAACCATGAGGTCCACTGCTTTTCCTGTTACTTCATTCTGTAGTCCAGTTACGATAGAACCGTATGTAACGCCGTCTTTTCCTGGCTCTTGAATTGTCAAACGGTAGTTAGCGGTTGAGCCACTCTTGATTGCATCAGAGAGTTGCTTACGGTCATTACCATTGAGAAGAACTAGGTCAGGGTCAGCCTTGACATTCTGATACATCGTTGCAAAAACATTCTGATATTCAACGCCTGGGTTAGCAGTGCTGAATGTGCTGTTTACTGCATTGATTGCACCTGAAATTGCAGGGTTAAGAACAGTTGGAAGGATTCCGTCATAACCAGTTGCATAAGCAGAAGTATCTGCGGCTGCGCGAGTAACCAAAGCACCGTTTGTTGTGTAGGTGATTAAGTTACCTGAGTTAGGAGCAGTACCACCTTGAAGTGTTGCTGTTAAGCCCTGGAATGTTCCCTGGTATGTAGCAGTTGCTTGCGCACCTGACCTAACATAAAGGTTGTAACCAAGTGCGCCAACAACAGGTGCAGTTAAAGTTACTACAATAGTTTTATTACTTCCTGAAGTTGTTTCTGCGGCTTGCGCTGAAACAATTGACTCACCAAAGCCGTTTGCAGAAATACCAGCGTCAGCAGTTACAAAAATAATGAACTGTCCATTTGGTAATGCTGTTTGACCTGATGTAGTTGCGGTAGCGGTTGCAGAAGCAATTACTGGTGCAGCAAGTGCGCCTGAGTATCCTGAGGCAGTTCCTCTTGCGAATAGCATCATTCTTTCTTCCATCAACATTGTTGCATAAAGTGTTGATGTTGAAGATAGTTGCCGTAGGTCCTGATAACCCAAACCTGAGAAGTTCGCATCAAAAGATACACTGTCAGATAGTGAGTATGAGTTGTATGGCAATACTAAATCATCTGCCGCATAAGAAATCATTGGTCCACGCTCTAATGTAAGTGAGCCAAATGTGTTTGTTGTGCTTTCGGTGATTCCAGGCCATGTGTTTCCGACTCCGCCTGTACCTGTACCTGTGTATCCGAGGATTCTCTTTACACGGTGTGAAGTACCAACGCCCTTTTTACGAGGGATTCGGTTACGGAGTGGGGTTGGGCGTGGAGTAAGCATCTTTGCAGGTGCTTCCAAATCAAACGCCGCGAATGATGTTGATAGCGGGCTTGTAAGGGTAATTTGCTTCTGAACATCTTGCATCGCAATTCTTTGTGCGGCAAGAGCGTTCTGAAGGCCAGCCATGGCATCAGGGGAAAGTGATTTGTTTGATGCAAGTGCTTCCATTGCAGACATAGGGTCAGCCTTAGGTGCAAGACCAGGAACGGTGCTTGCATTTCCAAGTGACTTATCTAGTGATGCAAGATATTCTTCATGACGCTGTGCGGCTTCTACAGGCGAAACATCGCCAAATAGGTCGGTAGCGCGTGGCATTTCAGCCATTATTGGATTTCCTTTCGTTGTTTGGTTTACTTGCTTTCGGTATTTGCTTTAGCAAGGAATTCCTTTGCTAATGCTGAATAACCTTTTGCAAGTGTTGGGTCGGTTGTTGCTTGTGCTTTCGCGTTATATGCGGCGGCTTTTGTCAGCAAATCATTGCTGGTTTCGCTTACTGGTTTTGCAGTGCGCTTTGGGCCACCAGCCAATGCGAGAGATTTAGCCTCAGCCAACTCAGTTTCCAAACGACTTGCCTTTGACTCTGCCGCCTCTTTTGCCGACAAAAGTTCTGCAATATCTGTTTTTATGGACTTAGTTGCGCTCTTGATTGCTTCCTCTACTATGGCTTCTACATCTACTAATTTTTCATCAGTAGAAACTTCTTCTTTTACATCTTCTTCTGCCGGTACATCTGTATCTGCAGGAGCGGCTTCATCTACCTCATCTGCTTCTGCAGATTTAGGTGTTTCATCGGGAGTGTACATTTCAGCCGTTGTTACATGTGATGGCTTTGAAACATTTGCGTAATCGTTGGTAGTTGTTAGACCATGGGTTTCGCCTGGTTGATTGCAACCACACTCAAGGCACTTGGAAATTTCTTCAGACTTTTTTGCCTCTACAGGCTTGTCTGCTTCTGCTCCCATGTACTTATCAAAACAATCATCTGCTTCTTTTGAACTCATGCCCGCTTCTTTACAGCGTGCTTTGAAATCCATTTTGGACTCACCTTTTTTTGGAGTCATCATGGCTTTCTTTTTTGCAGGTGTTTCTTTTTTATCTTCCGCTTCATCTTTGTGCGCGGCAAGATTTATTTCTTTTTCTTCCATAATTTCTCCTTCTGATTCCTCACCTGCATACCATGCAAAAAGGTGATGAACTGCGGCTATTAGGTGAGTGAGTGAGGATTCTTCATTACTTCCTTCACCCATTTCTTCTGCTTCTATGGCGATAAGTTGAGCCAACGCCTGTCTTGCAGAATCGTAGGTTTGTTTATCGAACTTTAATAAGTCACCATCTGCATAAGCCTTAGAGAGTTCTATGACCTCATCGGCTAATACAAGCATGGCTTCCCTTTCAGTTATGTCAGGTAATTCTAGGGCATCTACTGCCTTGTTTGTTTTCTTTTTGTATTTACCCCCGCGCTTCTTATATTCGCGCACTACCCAAGCATTAGCGTAGGCAGAAGGGTAAACATCAAACTTTTCTTTAGCCTCGCGTTTAACGCGGTTGTATAATTCTTTATCTGAAGGCTCCGACCTACCGCCACCCTGTAATACATTTTCGTAATTTGGCTTTTTATCTTCCTTCTCAATTAGTTCTTCTACGCGTGACATTGTGCTTTCGCCATCTGCCGACTTTGCTAGAACCAACTGGCAATTAGGATTAGCGGGGCGGTCCACAAGACTAACCTCAACAATTTTGCCATCAACAATGCGCCCGTTAGCCGCTTTTTGGTCACGCACTACTCTTGGGTTTTTTATCCCAATACTGAATCCTTTTAATACGCCTGTGTCTACCTTTTTTACTGATATAGGGTCTACAACAAGAGCGTGTATGTAATGTCCGTCTGCGCGTTTTTCGTATTCTTTAGCAACTCCCGCCGCAATATTACTGTGTTGCTCACGAATATTGCCGCCTGTCTTAAACCACTCAGGCATTGCATTGTCTAGCCAAACAGGGTCACAAATTTGCTGGTCAATGTCTAATGAATCATCGGTTGCCTTGCCATACACCAATAGCGTGCCATCGGCATTTTTGTCTGCCTTTATAATGTTGAAATAAGCCGTTGTTAGATTAGTCATTGCTGCTTTGTCCTTTTTCTTTTCTCGTTTAGCGATTGAGTTAGCCCATGATTTTCCTGCATCGCCGCCCCATAAGAGCCATGCGATATACCCCGCAGAATCAACGCCCCAACCTTCGCCTTTCTTATCTACTTCGTGGCGAGCAAAATAAGAAACCATACGATTGACTGTTGATAATGATAATGCTTTTCCGTTTGA